TCATCAAAATGTCTAAACATAATTTCAGACCCGTTTTTAAAGGTCAATTTTTGCAAAGAAGAGGACCAAAAATAATCTTTACCATCTTGGAAGTTTAAGTTTTCAAGATGTTCAAAATAAGTTTGCAGGGTTGTATCCCTTACAAGCGTATAAGTTTGGGCACCGACAAGCCCCCTAACGCCGGGGAATTTCATACACAGTAAAATACCAAGCAAGGCGCCTGCAAAAGTTTTCCCAGAACCGAAACCGCCTTGATAAACCGCCACATCCAAACTATAATCATGAGGAATTTCTAAAAAATCTCTTTGCGCTTTTAGTAGTTTATACTCCATGTTTTTTACCATTACACCTAATTGTTTTGTAGTCGCCTATACACGCTATATTATATGTTACTCATTCTGCCGTTTTGCCGGCTTACTAAATTTTTGCACTCGGGCTTTGTTTCGTTTGCCCCCTATTATTGCGACTGAACCCTCGCAACTCCTTTGCTACAATATCCTTGGTTTATAAAAAAGTTATAGGCACTGAACAAAACCCAGCGCCTACAACTCCGTAAATGGCCAGCCATTTACTACTAATTATTATTTCCGCCACCTAATAGAAAATTGTTGGCATTTTCTATTCCATACTGCTCTAAGGCATATTTGAAACATTCAAGCCAATTGACTTGGCTGGCGACAGAAGGAACATTGGCGAAAGATTGCACAACATCAAACAATTCTTTTGAACGAATTTTGCGCTCTAAGCTGGCTTTTCTATCCCCATAGCGATAAACATAATTCGCATTTCTTATGCCATCATCAATTTCTATAAAAATTGTGCGACCATGGTCATTGATGCTTATTGTTTCGCGGCCTATTTTAAAGTTCGCAATCAATTCTGCAGTTTTTTCGACCATTGGGATAATTATTTTTCGATTAACCGCATCAAGTAACATATTTAATCTAGCCGTTTGTCCACCTACAGAATAATTCAATTCGGTTGCAGTTCTCTGCTCAGATTGAATGCTGCCTGACATATTTTTAAAAATCCCTGTAGCACTTTCTATTGTGGATTTAAAATAACTAAGAAAATCCCAGCCCTGCATCGCTTTATCAAAGCTCAAAGCCGTAGGTGCTGTTGGCATCAATGCTGAATCGTATTCTATAATTTTACCTGGCTTAACTATTTGTTCGCCTTTAAAGCAACCTTTAGGTGCCAAGTATGGGGGGTTCATCATCAATGCTAACGCATCAATTTGTTTGTTCAAAATAGTTGAAGAAATATTGTTTAGAATCAAGGCGACACGCAAGGGTGAAATTCCTCGACCATTTTGGGGGCTTTCAATAATATTGGCATGAATGAATGGATTAATAATAAAAGGATTAGCCTCAAAACGGATTATTTCTCGGCGACCCGCAACAACGATTAACCAGTTTTTCAAAACCTCACCGTCACTAAGTTCAATATCACCCCAATATTCTAAAACCTCAAGTCTTTTATCCTCAACAGATTTGTCATTTTCCTTTTTATGTTTATTTGCCACCACCCCTTTCAATGTTTGGATTTTTTCCTCTGTCAAAAGATTGTTTGCCTTATTAGCCGTCAATTCATCAATATCTGAATAAGTACGATAAATTTTCTGGCAAGCGTCCCAATTCTCCCGTCTATCTTTGTTAAAAACGAAATCTTCTGACTTTATATGCTTAACTTTTGGGTTATCATAAACCATTTTGCTCTCCAAAACAAAACCATCTTTGGACGGCGTAATGAGCTGTTCTTCAATACTTTGCGCTCTTCTAATTGATTTAATCTTGGTTTCCCAACCGACAAACAGAGTACTTTCGCCTGTCTCGACAATCCCATCAACCACTTTTTCAAGCTCATCTTCAATTTTCATCTGTTCAAAAGTATTTACCAACATAGCTTTTTGCCTGTTAGCAAAAGATTGGGTCTGTGGACTTGTCCCAGAAACATCAAACATAGCATCGGGATGCGAATATAAATTATCACTAATGTGTGATTTTAAAGTTTGTGCAAGTTCATAAATATCCGGAAGCTCAATTTTAGAGTCCCAGCCGTTAATTTGTGGGATTTGATTGTTATAAATAGTATCCCTAACCAGTTTGATATCCTCAAGCTGCTCACTTCTATCACTCTCTAATTCATCATATTTTTGAGGGATTTTTTGCACGAGTAATAATTCCTCATCAGCATCTAAAGTCTTTGTTAAATCTTCATCTGTTTTTTCAAATCGCATTTTTATCTCCTTTTTACATTAATTATCATTCTTGGCGCTTGGGATAATAGAAAACACTTCAATATCCTGTAAATTCCCGTTTTTCAAAGTTTCTGCTTTTAAAATCGCTTCTTTTTTAAAACCTGCTCTCTTTAAAAGCGCTCGCACCTTAAAATTCTGCGGAAATATATATGCCTTTATTTTTTTTAGCTTATACTTTTTGAAGCAATATTTTATAAATTTTTTCGCACACATTTTTGTATAATTACCCCAAAATTTTGGGTTAAAACACGTTGTGACCTCCGCACTATGGGGGTTATGCTTAGCACCAACCCAATTGCCCAAAAACACAAACCCTGCAAATTTAGAGGATTTTTTATCAATAACAGCCCAGAAGAAAGGGCTTGTTTTCTCTATCAGACTAATTACAGAATCTATTGAAGATTTTTGGTTCTCCAGGAAATAATCGTCGTGCAAATACTTAGAAAATTTTTCGTATAAAATAATTATCTGAGGGATGTATTGGATATTTCTAAATTCTCGGTTTCGTCTATTTATTATTATTTTAATAAATTTAATCATACACTATTGACTTTTCTTTCATATACTAATACAATTATTCCAACGAAAGGTTGGTGTTTATGAATCAAGAAGAATTGATATTTCAGCAGTACAAACTCTACACAGAACAAAAAGAGAATTTTGTAGACAGAAGCTTCAAAACGAACAAATTTTATTTAGTTCTTGTTTTAGCACTTATTTTGATAGGATTTTTAACGAAAGATTATTCATTCGCTTTCAGACTATCTTCTACTTTCGTATTCAGCATAGTTGGCGCAATAATTTGCGTACTTTGGTGGATAAACATAGATTCTTATAATTTTTTACTCAAGGTGAAATTATCAAAAGTTGTTGAGGAAATCGAAAAGAGCCTTCCTGTTCAACCATATACTAAAGAGTTCATGGCGATTAAGGATTTGAGACAAAACAAAAGAATATTCTTATTTGCTGATATGCAAAAAGCTTTATCAACACTTATTTTCCTATTGTTTTTTGTTTTAATTATAAACGAAGTCGTAACGGTTCTTTTAGGTTAAAAACGATATAATTTTGCAATTTCATAAAAGCTGGCGATTGAATAATGGTCAGCTTTTTATATTGTTTAAATAATTAGCACTCAACTTTTTCAAATCTGACATATGCGTTTTCTGTCGAAAATGCACCCATTTGCCCAAGCTTAATCTTTTCCCTTATGTTTGTCTGTAAACCGAGCATGGCCTCAGCTTGCACACCGCTCAAATAAGTTTCTGTCTTATTCAATCGATTAAACATTTTATAAACAGCTTGCTTACTGAACACTAAATTTTCAGGCACCTTTGAAATATCTGTAATGATTTTTTTTTCTGGCTTTGATTCTGCCATTTTAAACTCTGCCTGCAATTCCTCTTCCATTTTCATCTTTATAAGTTCATCCAGTGAAGCATGGCTCAAAAGCCTTTGCTCAATGTCATCGTCTTGTTTTTTCATTTGTTCTCCTTTATCAAGGGAAAGAGGGAATATAAAAGAAAAAAGTTTTATAACGACCTTTTACCTTTTACCTTTTACCTTTTACCTTCTTATATTTTATCTTCATCTAGGTTATTTATTGTTATAATCTTCGTTTCAGCAGTATGCTCTTCATCACTCTTCGAGCTAAACCCAAGATGCTTGCACAAAGATTCAAGCGCTCTTAAGCCTACTGTTGCATCTCTTAGCTTTCTTTTTCCTGTGTATCCGCCGTCTTTATCAAATATTTCTTCTTCTTCAAGTGAAAATTCGGCGATCTCCAAAAGTTTATGGATTAAATAACCTTTATGGACCCTTAATGAGGAAATATGATTTTTCAGCTGGGCTTTTATCTCTTTTATTATGAAATTGTTGGATAATAGATTATCTGCAACAGATTTTAAATCTTTAGATTTATACCCTGCATTTTTGGCGGAAAGCTCAGCGTCGAGGGATTTTATATACTCTGAAACAAAGTTTTTTTGTTGTTTTGTTAAGTTTTTCATTTTACATTTCTTATTATTATTTGTATTTTCTGAAAAAAAATTATATAATAGTCATGCTATTTATATTTCGGCTAGTGTAAAATCTTAACAGGGGGGCGAGGATTGGTTAACTAAAAATATGTAGACATGTTTTGATAATTCCTTTCATCTAACTTGTCTGTTTTTCGTTGAATTTCTTTACCTTCCTGTTTTTCATTTTTAACCTTACTCTAGACCTTGACAAACTTTACTGCCTTCGGATGTTTATTCTTGGAGATTCATGAGCGTCTGTACCTATCTTGGATCTAAGAGTTGCAAGTGATTCCTTGTACATTCCATACCAATAAGAAAATTTACTGTATTCAGCATTTCCCTTAAGTCGCATGCAAGTACCATAAACCAAAACTGGCTCAACAAAAGGCGTGGGGATAACGGAAACATCATCTTCAGATTTCATTGCAGGAATATCCTGACCTTGAACATCTTGAGCAAAGTTATTAGTATAATAAATTACCTCTATCGTTTTGTCAGCATCAAACAACGGTAATAAAATTTTGTCATTAAAGGCCGTATAAGAATTTGATGGCTGTTTATTCAACAAAAATTTTTCAAAGTTGCTGTAGTAATCATATTTTGTGTTGTCTATATACAAAGAATGGATACGCCCCTGTATTGAATTGATAATCTCACCGGAATTTTTCGGTAGTTCAAACTGAGCTTTTCTCAACAAAAAATTCCAATTATCAAATCCGCAAACTTCGGCATTAATTATATTTAAAATATTTTTTATTTTCTCATGGTCATTTTTAACCAAATCGGTAAATTCACTACATTTTTTGTAATTCAGCTCTACCAAGCATTTGTTTATTAAATTAAAGTAATTCATTGTTTCTCCTTATTAATGGTAAAAGGCAAAGGGGAAAAGGGAAAAGCACAAAACCACACATCAATGACATATTATTTGCTCTTTCCGGTTTCCTATTCCCTTTTTCCTTTATCTGATGAGCCCTTTTTTGAGCTGTTCCATTATTACAGACTCATACTTTGCGAACTCTGCACTACTCATTTTGCCGATTTGCTCACGATTAAAAGTCCTTGAAAAGTTTCCACCAAAAGAGGATTTTTGCGCATTGGCAGTCAATCTCTGTTTAGTAATGTCATTCGACGCTCTCAAATTCTTCTCATAAGCTGCTTTTTTTAAATACCTGTCAATAGCTGCTTTTTCAACAACTCTAATTATTCCTGATATTTTCTTAAGCTCATCTTTACCAATCATTAAATCATCAGATTTCAAGTAATCTAAAACTTCTTTTCTTCCTTCAGGATTGAAAAAATCCGGATTGCTTTTGCTAAATTCTTCAAAAACTTCGCTCTTACTAATTCGTATTTCAGAATTGTTTTCAGTTTTTGGAGGCATTTCTACAGGTGAACTTCTTTTAATCTTCTCTGTTTGTACTAACATATCAAACGCTTTTTTTAGTACTTGTTGCTTTAAATTTTGTCCCTGGCCAGAGTTGATTAAACCGACTTGCATAAGTTTTTGGATTTTACTAAAATCTTGCACAAGTGTTTTTTCTATTTGTATTTGTTCTTGAGGCTTTCTAACGTCGTTAAATTTATTATTTTGATGCGCCTCGTGTTTTCCCTTTTCCTGCAAAATGGTGCCCTCACAAGGCGGCTCTTGAATATCTCGATTTAAGTCTTTTTTGACGATATCAAGTTTTTCAAGCACCTCCCTATAAAGTTTTTGGTCAATTTCATTCTCAAACTCAACAGTGCCAGCTTGTTCTAAACCACTTACAGGCACAGGTGTATTTGAGGATTCTTCTTGATTAGCTAATATTTCTGATGCGCTTACATCCTGTTCTTCGGCTGAAGATGAAATTTCTGTTTCGTCTTGGCTCATTTACGCCTCCACGTTTTTCATGCTTTTCATGTATTTGACGGCTTTTTCTATTGCTTCGTCAATAAATTTTGACAAAACAACAGCGACAATTTGCCTTAGCGGCGTGATAATCGGTAGCATTGAAACAATGTATTCAATGGCAGCAAATTTTTTATCTTGCCCCGAAGCCGAATCAAATGTCTCCTCTGCCATATTAACCGCAGCGTAAGCCAATTCCGTAATTTTGTTTTTCAGATTATTAAACATAATATTCCTTTCTGTGAAGTAAAAAGGGGGAAAGGGAAAAGAAGAAATTTTGCATAGCAAAATTTTCAACTATTCACCCCTTCACCTTTTCAGCCTATCAGCTACTAAGCTGCTGTGATAATCATTTTTGCTAACGATTTAGCCTGAACAGTTTTAGCTCCGTACAAGTATAACCCTCTAACAAGGTCAGAGAAGCTATCTTTATCTCTCAAACTCTCAATTTTTGAAAGTTGAGAAGCGAAAGTAATTGCTTCATTTGTTCCAGCAAGAACGTAAAACTTATCACTAACAGCGGTTAAATTTGTACTTACTAGAACATCCATGCCAGCAATTCTACCAATAGCACCTTCCCTAAGTGTTTCATCAGCTACATTATATGCGCTTATAAACTCTGGGCTTTGCAATAAATAAGCTTCGATAGTTGGATTAATAACAACCCAAGGCTTTTGGCTATTAGAAAGAGCATTTGCGTTTTTAAGTTTCAAGGCAAGATTAACAAAATGCTCATAAATTGTAGTTTTATCTAGTGTTATAGGTGTCGCCTCCGAGCCAACAACGCTAGCCGCGTCAACGTTTGCATGTTGAGCTAAAAGATATGCATCCTGAACCTGTTCTATAGCATTTTTAGCATTTTGCAAGTGTGCGTCCATAATACTTTGGTTAGCTTGGGCTTGCCCTACATCGTTAATTTTGAAAGCGAAGAATTTCTTTTGGTCGATAACCAAATCTGTTGAACTTGGTGTTAATTCACTATAAGAAATAGCTGATGAACTAACCGTTGAAATAGCTACATCAGCTGGCGTAATGATTTTTACGCTATCTCCTTGGTTCTTAATTTCCCCTTCATAATTTCTGTTTACGCATTGCAGCATGACACAGTTTTTTGCCAACAAATTGTTTAATTTTTGACTCCAGATTTCTGGAATAAACGCAGAATATGCATTTGTAGTTTGATCACTCATTTTTTTTGTTCCTTTCATTTTTCTAATGTACTTTACGAGGTGAAGAGTGAAAGGTGAAAAGTGAAAAGAGAAAATTTCCCTGCCTTTTCAGCCAAGCCTTTCAAATATTCAACTCAATTTATGAATTCGTGCAGAATTTCGTTATTTGTTAATCATCTATATAAATTTCTTTAAATTCCAAACCTATAATGGCGGCATGATGTTCTGGCAAATGTCCTTCAACGCAAAGCTGGACAGAATAGTTAGATTCTGATATTTCAGCCTTATAAATTGAATCGGCACTAGTCGCCCAAATTGAATAAACGCTATCTTCATCATTATTCCAGTAGAAATTCGAATCGACTGTAAGGGCATCCCCGTGCCAGTTCAAGTTGTCAGAATTTGTCGAATAGACCGTTTCAACATCATCTTTATATTCGCTGTCATAATTTTTGTAAACAGAAAAGTTAAAATTATTATCATAAGTCTCGTCAAGAGTAAAATAGAACTCCTCAATTGTTTTTCTTACATTAGAATCGCCAGCTGCCAGAAATGGAGATTTCCACATAAAATCAATAGCCTTTCCATCAAATGTGTTTCCAAAATCTTCCTTATAAATCTTTCCTGACTTGTCTGCAGTCAAGACACAATCATCAAAAATACAAGCTGAAGTCACATCCTGCGGAACGACACGCTTGAACCAAGCATCGTTTATATAACTATATATCCAGATGGTATGTAAATATTCATCCTGCCTGTATGGGATAAAATACCAAACCTGATTTTTAACTTCATAATGCAAAACAATAATTTCATCAAAACGAGTTTTATCAAATTTATCAAACTCCGGTTTAATTTTCAAGGTAAGCTCTTCACCCAGTTGGATTTGACTTAGCAAACCAGCCTGCTCCATCGAAAACACCCCTTGATTAACAAAATATTGTTTGTTATTTACTGTTATTACGCCACTAGAAGAAGTGGTTCCCTTATCTGCAAAAGGAGTGATTTTGAAATCATCGGGGCTTGAACCAGATAGTAGATAAACCGAATTTTCCTTATAAATTGCAAGATAATCCTTGTAAGGTTTTAATGCGGTAATATCATTAGTATCGGTATAAAAATTATTGATATAACCGGCATC